TCTGGCATGGAGCAGCTTGGCGCTGCAATGAATCCTCGCGGTCCTGTTGACTTGGCGCGTGGTGCTGGTCGTTTGGCTGGTTCTGCCGTGAATGAAGCAATGGTCTATGGTCGTGGTCCATTGGCTGCTATTACTCCACAGCCTATGCGTATGGTTGAAGATACTGGTGGGTTGCTTGCTCAAAAACCTGCCTTTAATGTTGCAAGGCGTGATGCGTCTGACATTTTTGGTGTTGGCGCTGAACGAATTAAATATACAGACCCAAGAAGCGGCGGAGTGATGGAAGTTTTAGCCAAACCAGATGGTACGGCTTCTGTCTTAAGCCTTGAAGTGCCTGAAAAGTTTAGAGGTCAAGGAATCGGAGAAAGCCTACAAGCACAGGTAATGCAAGACTTTCCTGAAATGATGGGGCAGGTTTCATCTAAAGCTGCTGCAAAGACTGCTTATCGTTTAGGTCGTAGACCACCAAACGAACCAAATGCAACTCTTGATGATGTTTATAAGCTGATGGAAGAGAACTCATCTGTCAATCTTGTATCTCCTGAGATGCAGAAAAGGTTTATTCAAGAGTCTGGTGTTGAAGATACTGGTGGGTTGCTGTCTTATCGTGGAAGTCATACAGCACCAAGCCCAGAATACGGCGCTCCATTGCATGATTTAACTGGTGGTGGGCAAATGTATCCTGCTGATGTTTATTCACCCAAAGCTGTTCAATATTACGGCACAGGAAATCCAAAAGCAGATAGAGAGGCGTTTGCTTTAGCAAACAAGGTTCGTGGCAACCCTGATGCTGAAGTCACAATGTATCGTGCAGTACCTAAAGATGAAAGCATTTCAAACATCAATGCTGGTGATTGGGTTACTTTAAGCAAAGACTACGCAAAGACTCATGGCGAGTCTGTTTTGCGTGGTGATTACAAGATTCTCAGTCAAAAAGTCAAAGCCAAAGACCTTTGGACTAATGCAGACTCAATTCAAGAGTTTGGCTATCAGCCTCAAGGTCTACTTGATTGACCCATAAAAAGCAGCCACCAACGGGTCGCGCTTGATCTTCTTACGAAGCTGGCGCTGCCTTGCCAGCCTGAACTCTCGATGCTCGACTGACTCCTTGGCGCGCCACTTCTTCATTCTCTCAACCATGGTCATAGGCTTTGGTCTGACAGCATCAACGCCAATTCCGTATCGATACACAGCAGCAGGAATGGCGTTGTACTCCACTCGATGCCACGACTGAATGTGAATCAGCCCTTGCTTGTGCAGCTTGGAGACAATGAGCCTTGCAGACCTGACGGTGCAATGAATCATCTCTGACAACTGAACTGCCGTATATCCCTTATCTGTCAGCGCCTTGATGACGCGCTTTTGCTGTTCTGATCTCATTTTTTGCGTCTTGCTATTTCACGGTCTAAGTACCAAATTGCTTTTAATGGTTCTTCCATACACAAGTAAAAAACTGATCTTTTACGCCAATCTTCAACCTCATGCTCTATATATGATTCCAATTCTTTCCTGAACGGATACGGTTTACCTGACCGCGAGAGACACCAATTAGATTGGCTATTTTGCTCTCTGATAAATCGCTGTATTTTGCAAATATTGCTTGTTTCTCTGTTATTTTTGATGACCACCTCATCTCTCCCAAAGGTTCTGTCCCATGATTCTTTTTTCTTTTTATGTTCTTTGAGTGAGTCTCCCAAGTCAGATTCTTTAGTCTGTTGTCTGCTTTGTTGTTCGTTATGTGAGAGGCAGTCATGTTCTGAGGTCTTGCAGATACGAATGTCTCTAAAACCATGACATGAAGATATCTCAACTTTCGAGGAGATGAAAACAGAATAGTCATGTAACCATTCTTTATCTGCACAGGCTTCCTGATGTTGCCAGTTTTTATCGTCTTGACATTTCCAAGATTCGATACTTGGTATCTCGTATCTTCTGGATAGACTTTCCAAATCTCTTTTTGCATACCATACAGCCTTTCTTAAATCCTCTGTATCGTCAGACTGTACTTTATTTCCACTTCTAAAGCAATACTTGATCGCATTACCTAGACAGAAGTTCATGTGTTCAGTCACCTCTATCGCCTCGATGCCTGACGGGTGCGCTGTGTAGTGCTTTGGGTTGTTTACATTGTCAGTCATGTGTTCAATGCCTTAAGTTTTGCTTCTGCCCATAACGCACCTAAAGCAAAATAAACCCCATGATCGTCTTTCTTGGCTTGATAATCAATTTCTTCGTGAGTCAACCCAACCCATTCACGCTTTGCATCTAGAGCGCCAAGAAACTTCCCTCGAGGTGTGCATGGTTGCCAACAATTTTCAAAGTCGCCACAACAAGGTTTTCCCATCAAACCTGTAAATTCTTGCCCACCAGTTACACCAGTAGCCACCTTCTTTTGTTCATCTTGCCAGTTCATTTGCTGAGTCTCCTGTATTTGCTTTTTACGCCAACCTGTCATTCGTCATCACCGTAAAGGTATTGCTTGGGGTAGCCACCAGTACCTTTGCACTTATGGCAGACAGCGCCATCGTGCATCCCTTCACCTGACCCGCTGCAAGACGGGCAGATGTAGTCTTCATGTTCTTCTTCTTGCGTTTCATCGACACATTCTTCTGATGTGTCGTTCTTAGCGACATTCTTACCGAAGATTCTGTACCAGTTGGATGCCAGCGTCTCGTCATCAATCTGAGACGGTCTTTGTGTTGAACCTTTACCCATGCTTTTTCACCTTAGTGTTGGCTGTACCTGCTCTGCTGTAAACGATGAACTCTTTTGGTTCAAGCGACACGACATTCTTGCTGATGCCTAAGATCGTGCCGTGACGCTTATTCGTCTTTCTGGCTTCGTCTACCGACTTGGACATCGTCATGCTGTTCTTGGCGCTGATGTTCATGGTCTTGAACATATTGCCGTGGATTGCTTCCCATTGCCGCATGAACTCACGATAGTCGAATGCGTAAACTGTTATCCCGTCCATTAGTTACCCCCAAAAAGCTAAGTCTAAAACCAATGCTGCAAACACCATCAGCAGCAGCACCTCAAAGTCGTTGAATTCTGTCATGTGTTCTTCTCCTTTAGTTTGGCTTCGGTTGCTTCAACCACATGACCGTTTTCCCATTCGTCCCAAAGTTGCTTGCGTTCCTCAACCGTCAGCCCAACCCATTCACGCTTTGGCGGGTGTTTTAGGCATTCGTTGTGGCCTTTTAGCCATTCATAAAAGTTCTCGGAATCTGAATAAGGCACATTAACGGTTGCACCACATTTGCAGGTTGCTTTGTATTTCGTACTCATGTGTTCTCCTCATGTCGCTGTTTTGCTGTTTTAGCGACATGTTCTTGTTTCATGTCGCTGGTGGTTACATTTGGTTGTGGGCGGGTGTGAAGCGGCAAGTAATTAGGGTTGCAATTAAGGTCTGGCACACCTACAACCTCAACATAAAACTTGCCGTTGCTTAACTTGAGATAGCCGTAAGGCTCTTGCTCTACCATTTTCGTGGCATCACGAATATGGTCTTGCTTCTCTGCCTCTGCGATGGCTTGGCGTAGAGATATGATGGCTTGATTGATGAAATGGTCTGGTCGGCTCATTGCTTGTTGATGTGCGTGCTGGTCAAAACAAGTTGCGACACTACGCTCTAGCGCCTCAAGCGCCAGTTTCAATGTTTCAATGCTCATGTCAATCCCCCAAAGCTGACAACGCAGCAATAAACACAAGAACAGCAACGCCAGCCACGACAGCCCCGATTGCCAGCACTAGAACGATCAACCAGAAATTGTGGTCCATGTCAGTCCCCTATGCAATGACACGCGCCTTGCGTGCCTTGATTTCAGCGTTAACGATGTCCAGAGCCTTCTCAAGCTGCGCTATGGTGCAGACCTCAAGCTGCGCGTCATGCACCTCATACGCCTCGTTGATAGCCATTAGCTCTGGTCCTTTGGCGATAAATCTATTGTCTCGGTTGATGCCACGCTTGGCTATCTCAAACAAGGCATCCTGCCCTGCTCTGATCTCCTTCGCGTAGTCCTCTCCGATGTTGATGCGCGACAAGGCTTCAGTCACATTCAAGGCTGCAATGATGTTGTCAATGTCATCCTTGGTGGCTGTGCCAGTTCGCAACGAATCAAGGGAAGAATGATTCTTGATCTTCAGGTGCAGGGCAGCGTCACCAGTATCGTTGATTGACCTGAACCCGTTAATGACCCAAGTAACTGCGTCAAGACGCACACCTTTGGGCTTGTACTTAGAGCGTTTTCTCATTGCGTCAGACCCAATACTTCCAACTCAAGCTGCTTGACTCGATCTCTTAGAGACTCGATCTCTTGCTCGTAAGCGTCCAAGTCCTTGAGCATCTTCCGCATCACGCTGGCAATGAGGTCTGGACCCTCTGCCTTGTACTCTTCCAAGCCTGTTATCAGGCGCATGGCTTCTTGTCGTGTTGTCATTTTCCACCCGCATTTGCTTTGAGTTTTGCGAACTTGCGCTCTGCCTTAACGCCTTCGTACCATCCGATCATGCAGCCCTTCTGAGCAGCTTCTCTGGCAATGCGTCCGATGTCCTCTGGTCTGAGTATGCCGACCTTGCCAGCAGCACGCATGACGAATTCGTGGACCACCTCGTCAATCTTATTTTGCATGGATTCGCTCATAGTTCTCTCGCTTTCAGCATTGCGTCTGCCATTTTGTAGGCCCGTTCAGCACACCAAGCAAACTGATCTTCGTGTCTGCCATCAGTTAGGTCGGCTTGCATCGCCTTGGCAGCAAAATAGTCACGCAATGTCATGCCGTGGCTATATGCCATTGATTTGTTGTCATCAATTTCAATGCTGAATGGAAAAGCGCAGCCACCACCTTTAATTAAAGTTTCAGTATCAATGCCAAATTCGTTAGTAAATTTTTGTTTGCTCATTTCGCACCCCACAGCAAGCAGGTCAAGAATCCAGCAGCAAAGGCAATCGTGATGTAAACCCAGAACTCAGCTTGAGCATAGGATTCGTTCTGGCTACCTTCCAACCACTCCCAACGCTGACGAGCTTGAATGTCATAGTAGTTCTCGCGGAATGCGTCTGCCGTGGTGCGTGGATAGCAGCGGGTTGTTTCGTTGATCTTCATAATTTCAATCCTTAGTGGTTGTTGAAAGATGGGGCTTTCGCCCCGTTTGATTTAAGCTGCCAAACGATCTTGAAAAGCGCGTTTAGCTTCTGTTCCTTGAGAAACAAACTCAGCAGAGCCGTAAGCAGGATCGACTTCGTACCAACGAGCATCGTCCAACTCGACACCAGCTTGAATCGCTGCGTTAACACGATCTGCCAAGGCTTGAGCTTTACGAGCTGCTTCAGCGCGAACATCTGCGAAAACTGTCTCTCCATCTGTGTCTTCGTTACAAATAACTTCTGCACCTTTGAAGGTGGCTTCGTGAGAAAAACGCTTACCTGCATCATTCTCAATCACAACATAAAACTGCTCTGCAAAAAATGGATGACCATCGCATGAATAACCTGCCTGATAAAAATCAGAAATTGCTACTGCTGTGAAGTTAGTTGCTTTCATTTGCTTTGCTCCTGTTAGCTAGGTTTGTTGATTGAGGACTTCATCATATCTCAAATGACAACCATGTCAACACACAAAGTGTATTATTTTCACAACAAACTCATAAAATTGTTGTGGCGGGTTCGGTTTCTCCCGCTGAATCGCTGGTTTCTCCTGCTAGCGGTTGCCTTGATAGGGGTGAGGCAACAGGGCTTCACCCCTTTTTTTGACTTGCCACGCAAATCAATTATGGCTTAACATTTAAGCCATGACAAATCCTAACTATATTCAAGAGATTCAAGAGCGTGCCGCTTTAGCTGGCTTTACTATGGCTGATGTGTGCCGTGAGGCGGGTCTAGACCCGTCTGTGGCATCACGCTGGAAGGCTGGCAAGGTCACGCCCCTAGTCTCATCAATTTATCGCCTCAAGGACGCAGCAGACCGTCTCATCGCGCAGCGCATCGAGTCAATCGACAAGATCGGTCAGCCATGATTCAGCCCGTCAAACGAGTTATTGGGGTGGATGTTGGCGCTTTAGGCGCATTCGCGTTGTATGTTGACAACAGGCTTGATCGCGTTGTCGATATGCCTATCGTTGAGGTGGTTCGAGGTGGCAGCACCAAGAAGCAAGTCTCAGCGCAAGGCGTTGCAGCCATTATCAAAGAACTTGCACCTACGCACGCATTCGTTGAAAAGGTCGGCGCAATGCCTAATCAGGGAGTGTCATCAATGTTCGCCTTCGGGCGTGCAGCAGGTGTCATTGAAGGCTGTCTGGCAGCCCTATCTGTTCCCGTCACCTACATCACTCCGCAAGCATGGATGAAAGCCACAGGCTGCGGCAAAGGCAAGGACGCAATTCGTCATCGTGCGATGGAACTGCACCCAGATGACCAGCATCTATTTAAGCGCGTGAAGGACAGCGGCAGAGCCGATAGCGCGATGATTGCTTACTACGGGACAAAGACACTATGACACGAGATGAAATCATAAAAATTGCTAAACAAGCTGGAGCGCCAAATAGTTCTGAGTCGCCTAGTTTTGTTGATTTTCTTGAAGCCTTTGCCAAACTGGTAGCAGCTAAAGAGCGTGAGGCATGTGCAAAGCTGGTTGAAGGAGCTGGAGAAGAAATGTCTGATAAGAACTGGGACTCTGAATATGAGGCATTTGCTGAGTACGCAGCCAGAACAATCCGAGCGCGAAGCTCATCAATAGGTGAGGCACTATGAAACGAGAAGACATTATTAAGCTGGCAAACGATATGGCTTTTTTTGCGTCAATATGGATTGATGAAGATAGCAATGAAATAAATGACTTAGTTAAGTTTGCCAAACTGGTAGACGCCAAGGCTACAGCTAAAGAGCGTGAGGCGTGTGCTGCAATTGTTGGTGATATGCCTATTCAATACGAGCAAGATGGCAAGTACTGCATGACCCTACCAGAGGATTACGAAGCTGCAATCCGAGCAAGGGGGAACACATGACACGAGATGAAATCATTGAGATGGCTATACAGGCGCTGCTAATTTCTGAGCCGTATGTAGTTGAAGCGTTGGCTCGACACGATGAGGCATACGACAGACACCCTTCGACTGAACCCGAGCGCCAACTAATTGTCAGCGACTTGGAAACCACACGCGCAGCCATCGCTAGGGCGACTAGTGTTAAGTTGCGGGGTGACGCATGACCAGAGACGACATTGATGAGCTGATGCGAAACAATGGCATCGTGGTTGTGGGTGAGGCCGTTTATGCGTTGTGCCAATTAGTCGCCGCAGCAGAGCGTGAGGAGTGTGCACAGTTTTTTGATGACAACGACACCAATCTGTTTTGGGGTTCTCAAGCAGCGTCACATATCCGAGCAAGAGGTGAAGCATGAAATGTGAGCATTGTGGCAAACCAGCAATGAGATATTGGATTATTTGCAAAAAATGCTGGAAGATGTTTATGCCTGATGTTGAAATTCCAGCAAGGGGCGAAGCATGAACTTAAATCAAGGAAAGCTGGCGCAGGGTTTGATTGATGAGTTGATGGCAGTCATTGAGAAGTATGACCAAACACTTTATATGTCCACAGTTATTGGCGTGCTTGAGCTACTAAAACAGCAACTGATTAACGACAGCTTAGAGGGCATAGAAGATTGACACTCACACGACTACCAAGAAATTGCAGCGTACTTGAAGCGAAGTATTCAGCCAAGCAGATGCGGGAATATGCGCTCAAGTGCATGAAGGAATCACAACAACAGGAGAAGCAATTGCTAGACGCAAAGGAAGAAGAAAGAGAAGTGCTTAGACAGCACATCGTGTGGCTCACAACAGAGCTAGAACGCACGCGGCACGCATTGAAACAGCGCAATGACATACTGCGTGAAATGCTTAACCCTGACTCACTAGGTTGGGCTGTAAACAACGAAGTCAGATCACGAATCTACAACCTATTTTCAGAAGAAATCGAACAGGAGCGTGCGGCATGGAATCAAAAATAAGAGAACTGCTTTTTCTCAAGTATCACATTGCTTATTCAGCTTACAGAAGACAAGTTCACATTGATACAGGTGACTTCCAAATGGCGATGTATCACCAGTTTCTGTTTCACGACCTCACAGAAAAATTTGGCGAAGTAATGCTGTCAACTACAAATCAAGAGAGCCAAGACTACTATCAAGCCATGCTTTGTTGGGATTACAAATGATAAAACTCAGACCATCATCATCATCACGCTGGATTGCCTGTCCTGCATCTGTCAAGCTGTCGGAAGGCATCCAAAATCAACCATCAGGTGAAGCCGCGCAGATCGGCACAGCGATTCACGCAGTCGCTGAAACCTGCTACCTCACAGGCACATCACCTGACGAGTACATAGGCAAGGTCGTGGAAGGCATCACGATCACAGAGGAAAACGCACGCTTTGCTTACGCTCATGTTGACCATATTAGGCAGTTAGAACTTGACATGGGCACGCTTAAGGTCGAGCAATTCGTCACGGCGTACATAGGTAAGGAACTCACACTCGCTGGCACAGCAGATGTGATTGCGTACTCGCACGACAAGGACACCATCGTCATTGCTGACTTAAAGACAGGCAGAGGCTTTGTTGACGCTGATTCAGATCAGATGAAGATTTACGCAATCGGTGCGATGGCACAACTCAAGACTGAGTTCAGCAATATCGAACTCCGCATCATTCAGCCGCATTACGGTGAGCCACGCATCCACAAGATGACATTCAAAGAGCTAAATGAGTGGGCTGCAACCTATCTCACGCCAGCCATCAAAGCCATCGTCAAAGGCGAGACAACGCCAACACCATCAGAGAAGGCGTGCCAATGGTGTCCAGCAAAGGCAACCTGTCCTGCTCATGTAGAGGACTTCAACGAAGTCGCAGCGCAGGACATCAAGCGAATGCACGACATGACAGACGAGCAGATCGGCATCATGCTCTCAAAGATCACAGCAGTCGAAGACTACATCAAAGCATTGCGCGAATACGCCACGCAGAAGATCGAGTCAGGCTCAGTCATCACAGGCTGGCAGATGCAACCCAAACGCGCACTACGCAAATGGGTTGATGAAGCCAAAGCAGCCGAACTGTTGCAAGAACACGGCATCAGTAAGGATTTAATCTACACAACATCAATCATCAGCCCGTCAGAAGCAAGTAAGCTGTTGTCAAAAGAAGACAGAGTGTTGCTTGATGACATCACAGAGAAAAAATCTTCTGGCTTAACGCTTGCGCGAGCCGTTGGGCTTGGTCAATAATCACAACCCCCGTCACGCTAAGTGACATTCTTAAACTCGAAAGGCTCAAATGCTTAATCTCTCATCCTCTGGCGGTTCAGGTAATTACATCCGCTTCATGCCATCGGCAAACGCTTGGCTCAACAACGCAAAAGAAGAAATCCAACTCAAGAAGGTCGTGTTTGACATTGACAATGTGCAAACAGGTTGGCTGCACCTCGGTGAAGGTGTGCGTGATTGGCAACCAGATGCAGGTCTTGGCAAGAAAGGACCGCAGCCTTCACCTGACCATAAGCGTGGCTTTATGGTGAAGTTCTACAACAAAGAACTTGGAACTGTTGAATGGTCATCCAACGGCACAGGTCCTAATATGGGCTTAGAAGCCCTCTACAACGCAGCAGCCGCACAGCGTGAAGCCAACGCTGGCAAGTTGCCTGTCATTGAGTACACAGGCAGCAAGCTGGAGAAGATTGGCAAAGGCTCAACACGCATCCCTAACTTCAATGTGGTGTCGTGGGTTGAGCGTCCTGCTGGCATGGATGCCGAAGAAGAACCCAGCTTCTCTGCATCAGGTGAGTTCGGTGGCATGAAGCAAGCCGCTGCACCTAAGACAGCCGCTGCAAAAGTCATCGAAGATGACGAGATGTTTTGATGAACAAGTCAATGGCTGAAATCAAGTTGAAGGTGAATCTTCGCATCAAGGCGGTGGAACTCGCTTTGCGATACGCAGATGTGGACGCGACAACAGAGGAGATATTGTCTGTGGCTGAGAAGATTTACAGATTCAGCTTGATTGAAGCTAAAGATGTAACGGATAAACCTTAACCATAAGGAAAGACGGGGCAGCATCACGCTGTCCCGTTTTTTTGTCTCTATGGAAAACACACAAGAATTTTGGACGCTGCTGCTGATTGCGTTGGCTCAAAGGGTCTACGAATTGGAGCAGCGATTGCAGGAATTAGAAGAAGGACAAGAAGATGACTGACAAAGAACTTTTAAAAAATGCTGCTAAAGCGGCTGGAATTGAATGTTGGAGAACATTTATAGATGAAAAATGGGGTTCAGGGTTTTTGATGGCTGGAAAATTATGGAACCCACTAACAGACGATGGAGATGCGCTGCGTTTGGCTGTGAAGTTGGACTTATTTTGGGAAAACATGGAATTGTTTGATATGCACTTTTCTCACGAAAGTGAAGATAAGTACGCAGCAACCCGCCGAGCAATCGTTAGAGCAGCGGCAGAGATTGGAAAGAACAAGTAATGCAAGCCGAACAAATAGCAAAGGCGCTTGGCAACGCAAAGAGAACAGGGCAAGGCTGGTTAGCCAGTTGCCCGCTACCAACTCACGGGCAAGGCAACGGTGACAAGAATCCATCACTAAGCATTAGTGACGGAGAGGACGGTAAGCCGCTGTTCAAGTGCCACGGTGGGTGTGAGCAGCACGATGTCTTTGAAGCCATCAAGAACTACGGACTCTTACCCGACCTTGAACCAAGACCTGAACCATTGAGCAGTCTCAAGCCAATCCAAACAACCTTAGAGCAGGAGTGGCTCTACACAGACGAGGACGGTGTGACGCAGTTCATCAAGCAGCGTTACAAGACAAATGACCACAAGGGCAAGACTTATAAACTCCTAAAAGTGGACAACGAAGGCAAAAGACACACCACGATGCTTGGCGCGAACATCGTCCCGTACAACCTGCCAGCCTTAGAAGAAGCCAGAGAACTGAACAAAGTCGTATTCCTCACAGAGGGAGAGAAGGCAGCAGACGCGCTGACAAGCATCGGCATGACAGCCACAACCACGCACGCAGGCGCTGGCAGCTTCCCAGAGGACGCAATCCAATACTTCGTGAACCTCAACATCGTTATCGTGCCTGACTGCGACAAAGTTGGTTGGGAGTACGCGAAGAAAGCCACCAAAGCAATCAAGACCATTGCCAAGTCAATCAGAACCCTTGACCTTGAACTCGAACACAAGGAAGACGCTTACGAATATGTCCACAAGTACGGCGGCACTAAGAACAAGCTGCAAGACTTGGTGAAGCAGTACGCAGTCAAAGTGACCACGGAAGATGAGGTCACGATTCCTGCACGATTCCAAGACAAGGAAGAAAAAGCAACAGAGCCACAGGAAGAACTAAAACCTCAAAGGCAAGGCTTCCAGATCGAAGCGTGGGATGACATCAAGGACGAGCCTGTCGATTGGCTCATTGAAGGCGTTATCCCAAAGAAAGCATTTGTGGCTCTTTACGCGCCACCAGCCAGCTTCAAGTCTTTTGTCGCGTTAGACATAGCAGAGTGCATCGCCACGACCAGACCATTCTTAGGTAAGGAAGTCAAGCAGCAAGGCGCGGTTCTGTACATCGCAGGGGAAGGTCACGGTGGTATCGGGGCGCGTATCAAAGCCCTAAAGCTGCACCACGACACGCCACAAGGAGCGCCAGTCTATTTCCTCAGAAGACAAGTCAACCTGAGATCAAGCCAGCAGGACATACAAGACTTGGCGCAAGCCATTGACGAGCTGCAATCCATCCAAGGCATTCAGTTCCAGCTAATCGTCATCGACACATTAGCCAGAGCCTTTGGCGGTGGCAATGAGAACGCGAGTGAAGACATGGGAGCCTTCATCACGGCAGCAGGTGCAATCCAGCAGCGGTACGACTCGGCTCTATTAGTAGTCCACCACGCAGGTAAGGACGCGACCAAAGGACTTAGGGGACATTCAAGCCTACTTGGAGCCGTAGACACAGAGCTTGAGATCATAAGAATTGAGGACGCGCCCAAAGGAATCCTGCACATCAGCAAGCAAAAGGACGGGGAAGACGGGCAGCGCATGGGCTTCCAAATGGTCACGGTGGACATCGGAACCAGCGCGCTAGGCTTTGAATCCGTGACCAGCTTGGCGCTTGAGCTTGATGAAGGTATGGACATAAACCAATCACGAGGCGGTCCGAAAGAGCAGCCAAAGCGCTCTGGTTTAGGGCAAAACAATCAGCTTGGTCTGAAGGCATTGCACGCTGCCATTAAGAAGTTCGGGACGATGGAACAGGTAGACGGAAAGCGCAATAAGTGCGTAAAAGTTGAGCAATGGAAGGCTGAATTCAAGGCAATCGTTGGAAACGACATTGAGCCAGAAGTATTCAGAAAATTGTTCTGGCGCGTCAAGACGCAACTTACAAACGCTAAAAAACTTGAGGCTTTTGGCGATTGGTGTTGGGCTGTTTTTGAAGATAACGAGCAAAAAGATGGAGAGTTTGGAAAGGTCATTCCAATCAAATAAGCGTCTACATATGGAGAGCACCGTCTACATATGTAGACGCCATGTGTAGACGACAAAACCGTCTACATATGGGGTGCGGGTCTATATACCGCACCCATGTGTAGACGATGTGACGGTCAAAGTAGCGTCTACAAGTAAGAAAACTGTAAGGAAAGAAAATGCAAAAGAAACTGAGCAAAGCGTTGAAAAAGATCGAGCAACCAAGTTTCCCGATCGACCCGTTTGAGGCAATCATGCGGTCAGGGTTGATTGACCTCAAGGTCGTGAAGAATAACCACGAGAAGAAGTGGGGTATTAACCGAGTCATTGAGTTGGTGGATTCTGAGTTCCGCATCAAGTTCTGGAAACAGTCGGAACGAATCTTCGATGCACAGGTCAAGCGAGATGAGGTCAGGTTCGAGAAAGCCATCCAAGGGATGAAGAATGCCTACGCAGCGTTGGACCGTTGGGCTGAGGCACACGGCGTTCAGCCTGTTCCAGAGATCAAGGCTTGCGAGTTGCAGATGCAAGACGGGTCGGTCATGGTCGTTGTCGAGACTCAGCACGATGCAGAGCTTTACCAGCAGTTCAGACCCGATGTCTTGAACCGTCACATCTGGACGATGCAAGAGCTTGAGGTCATCATGGAGTCACCCGTCATCAAGGAAACCATGAAAATCAAAGCCTTGCACCCAACTGCGAACCTCGTCAGACTTGACAAAGACCCTGTGAAGTTTCCCAACGCTGGCGAGACAGGACTCGATGACATGAAATCGGATGAATTGGAAGGCGAACCGATGAAGAAGGTGTTTGACACTTCTAAAATGCCCAAGAAGGCATCAAATCGTGCGTTAGAGGCGTTTTGATACGCTTTTGATATGCAGGTAGCATCGTTGTATAAAAATTGATTGGAGAGCGTTTAAATGGCTGGACAGAAAAAGAAGATTCAAGACTTAGCGTTATTGGACTCGTTGCCGAAGGAGCAGATTCAGGCTTTATTCGAGGCTGGTGCTAGCGAAGCCAAGATTTGCTACCAGCTTGGAATCGGCAAAAAAGCGTTGCATTTGTGGTTGGAACGCCCAGAGCAAGAGGGCTTCCTATATCGCGCGCGTGCGAAAGCCGCAGATCACCTCGTGGCGGAGACGATCGAGATCGCGGACGAATCATCCATCGAGGAGGTCAACAAAGCCCGTCTGCGCGTGCAAACGCGCCAATGGGTCGCTGAACGCTGGAATCCGCAAGCCTACGCGCAGAGCAAGCAACCAAGCGTGCAGGTGAACCTGTCTGGCATGAGGCTGGACGCGCTTCGCCACATCGAGGTTGTTGAGCAAGTATCCACAGACGACAAGGCTTAACTTGTTCATATTATCCACAGACACATGGCAAGTGTTGCGTGCAAGCAACGAAAAGCCTGTATGACCTGTGGATAACCACGATGAAACTTAACATAATGAATGTTGTATCAAATCGGTGAGTGCTTCGGTACTCATTTCCGCGCCTCGAC